GTAGTTCATTCAAGCCAGGGAAAATAACGCTGAAAGGAACCCCTGACTTCATCAGCCAGCACTGGTTAACGAAGCCGGGGTTCTGGGCTAGTTTTTTGCTGCGGCATCCACGGCGTCAGCCGCGCTTTCTTCTTCGCTCTTAACACGCAGGTATTTGGTAACGGCCTTCAGGCCTTCCTTGCCCAAAATCGAAAGCATCGTTTCAACCTGCTTTGCGTTCTGCGGCACCGCATAATCATCGCCATCAATATTAGCTACCGCGGCAACGGGAAATGCATACAGGTTCATATACATCACGTTCATTGCCATCTCTGCGCCGACTGCAACGGTCAGGCGAGACTCCTGAAGCGGGTCCAGTTCGCGCAGTGTGATTATCCTGCTTTTTGAGTCCTTCACCTGGTTGTCTTTTACTGCCGGCGCTTTCGCCTCTTCATCTTTGGTTTCGTGCACTGTTACCTGAGCCATTTATTTTCCCTTAGTTAACTTTTTTGCGGCGGTTTGCGGTCCATGACAGCACCTGAGCGACGGTCTTATCGCCAGTTTTGTTACCGGCATCAGTCAGATGGAATGACACGCCTTCATAGCGGTAAACGCTCACGGTGCCATTCGATTCGGTGATCGTCTCGGTGATGGTGCCCTTCTGCTGGTCGATACCATTGAAGTAGTTCTCTTCCCATTGCGCCCAGAAGTCATCAAGGGTGCCATCCTGTCGCTCAGCGTTGATTGTGCCGTTCCAACCGTTAGGGATTTGCAGCTCATCACTGATGCCATTGAGGGGCGTGATTTTGTTGGTTGAGACCTGAGGCTTTGAATCGAACCCCATGATTTTCGGGATGCGAAGCTTGCCGGATGGCGTGTTGATATCAACGGCGACATCGCGGCCCAGAGTGTAGCCAAGTTGCGGCATGATAATTCTCCAAGAATAAGCCCCGCGTTAGCAGGGCTAAGGTTGTTAGCTGGATGGGGTATTGGAAACCGCGATTGAAACGCTGCCACCACCTTCCAGATTCACCAGGAAGTAGCGCACCACATTGAGGTATTTGACCTGCACGTCAGCCACCATGTAACCCAGTGCAACGCGGGCATCTGGGTTATTAGAAGCATCCAGTTTCACGGAGAAAGCCGGGCCGCCGTTCGGGTCACCAATCATCTCTGCATCTTCGAGGGATGTAAGGAATGACTCGATGGTGCTCTTCGTTTCCCTGCGCAGTTCGGTTGTTTGGTTCTGGCCTACAACATCACCAAAGCTTGCCGCGATGGTCAGCGATAAGTAGTTGGTCATGCGGGTGTAAGTGTCATCATTCTGGCTCTGCACCGAACTGGTATTCATGCCGGAGCGCATGCCGAAATAGTTTCCGCCAGGGCACGGGTTTGTGATGACATCCAGACGCGCAGAGTTGATCGCCCCAATCTCAGGGATTGAGTAAGGCTGGTTTGCCAGTTGGCGCTGCGTTGCGATGATGGCGCTGATCCGCTTATTCAACGTGGAAATATGCGGTGACCGGGACGCGATATTAGCCGCTTCGAAGGTTGCCGGGGAGATCATGCGATTCACGCCGTTCACCGTGTCTTTCCAGTACGGCCAGTCACCGACGATCACCTTCATATGCCAGTCATCAACACCGGAAGTGTTGAGCAGTGTTGAAAGTGCCGAATAGGTCGTACCGGCCACACCCTGACTGATACCAAATGAACCTTCAGCTGCAGCAAAAGTTGCCATAGTCGGCCAGGCCGTTGAATCAGTCAGATCTGCCAGGTTGATTACCTGAGAATTGGTGCCGCGCAGTGCATACATGCCCTTACGGGTAGTACTGGTGCCATCCGTACCCAGAAGCGTGGTATCAGTGATGGTGGCTGTGCCATCGGTGCCGCCCGCCATGGTATAGCTTGCGACAACATTCGGTACAGCGGTACTGGTTCCGATCGTAGCAATCGCTAACTGACTTGCTCCACGGACGCTGGTTTGCCCGTTGTTCACAGCGGCCAGCATGTTTGCCCATAGAGTCGCGCCGGTACCGGTGATGTTATCGAACACTTCAGCGCTCTGGCCCGGCAGGTTAATCGTAAGCTTGTAAGAACTTACAGCTGTACCAGCCGTTACTGCTGCCTGAATGCTGTTCCCACGCGTACCGGTATAAATGGCGGTCAGCGTGATACCAGTCACTGGAGTTGACGCTGTATCCTTCAGAGCAATGCTGGCTGCCATATCGGTGCCGTCGGTCACGCGAACGCAGTTAAGATTAGTCGCGCCCAACTGAAGAGAGATTGAGACGGCCGTTGAAAGGTCGTATTTACGGGCCTGCGGAGATCCGAGATAGAGCGACTGGTCAGTATCCGAACCAACCAGAAACGCGCTGTTAACCGGGCCCCAACTGCCAATGCCGACAATACCAAGGCCGTCAGTCGCAACGCCATTGATGTATCGCGTTTTCGGTGCCACAACCTGAACATACAAATCAGGGGCCGTGAGCGCCGTAGTGTTTAAACTGCCAGATTGGTAAATCGGCATGTTCTTCTCCAAATAAAAAACCCGCCACATTGGGCGGGTTGGGATGTCACAGGGGATGAATTACGCGGCGCGCTTGATCACGTACACGGCCTGCTCACCTTCGAGGATTTCTTTGATCGTTGCTGAGTCGCTAATCTCTTCACCAACCTGATAGTCAGCAAAGGCATGGCGAACCACCAGGATGTAGCCTGGCCCTTTCGTATCAGCCTTAGCGACTGGTGCGGTTTCTTCTGCAGAATCTGCCATTTCTTACTCCAGAATGGTTTTAATGAGGTTGCCAGAGGTGTCGGTAATATTCATCACAGGAGCGATAACCTGCGGCGCTGCAATGGTTTGAGTTGTGGCGTAGTTGACGGTGTAAATCAGGTCGCGGCGATAAACGAGGTAGTTCTCGCTGGCATCAGTATCAAACTGACGCTTGTAAAGCATGTAGGCCGGGGCAAAGTCCCCCAGTGAAACATTGCTCTCTTCTGACAAAACAGAGTCAAGAGCCGGGCCTATAAGGGAGCGCATTTGTGGTGAAGGCGCCCAAACGGTTATCTGAAAATCCTTCTCCTGCCTGCGAAGTTCTCTCGAAGCCGTGCCCACGCCGCCAGTACGCGCAATAATGGTTCTGGCATCAGGAATGCTAATCACCGGCCCTGCATTACTCGCGCCAGGTATCTGGGATGCCATGGCGGTAGCTACTGAGGTAAGTGAATCGCCCCCCTGAACCGGATAGTGATATCCAACGCCATCAATCAAAAAGTAAACGTTCGTCGGCAGCGATACGGCACCGGAAAGAGTCACCTGCTGACCTGATACCGTTGCGATCATCGGAGGTTCGCCTGTACTGATTACCCGGTAAGGGCGCCCCAATTCACTGCCAATCTTCCGCTCAGTTGGTAATGCCCATACCGAGATATGAGTCCCGCCGGCATTGATATCCTGCTGCAATATGTTGGGAACCGGCCAGCCAGGGTAAATCTTGATGAATGTATTTGCGATGCTTTGTGAAGCGGTACCATTCGGATATACCGTGGCGGCCACTTTCGCGGCGATCACATTGCTTACTTCTGATTGGTCAGCCATATCACACCATTGCCTGCATCGCGGTCACGCGCCAGCCCATATCGGTTAGTTCAGCACTTGAGATGACATATCGGCGCTCAATATCGTCGGTGATAATGTCGCTGGTACGCAGAGTGATACCCGGATAAGCGGGAAACAGGATTGCATACCATGGCGTTTTTGCATCAGCCGGTAGATTCAGGGAGCTTTTCTCCCCTTTCGTACCCTGCAGGATGCTGGCAGGCCAGCCAGACATAATCGCCAACTCGTTAGCCGCGGTTGTGCCCCCATATCCCTGCAGCCCGCCGTTCCCCGGCTCCTGCGTTGTCCGAAGAACCTTTATGATTCTGTTGGTCTGAACACAATAGATCGGGAGAGTGGTATGCATTGCGGCCACAAAGAAAGTGCCATCCTGAGGGGAAACCAGAAAATCACCGGTTAGGAACTCACGCCCATCAAACACCCCAAGCCACGTAGCCTGCCCGTATTTATTCGGTGCGCTGTAAGAGAAGTTTGTGGTGAAGGATGCCGGCAGCGTTTGAAGTGATTCAGTTGCAAGCGGATCCGCTGCACTTGTTGCCCTGAACTGCTGAGCATCATAACCGATACGCTTCGCCGCTTTACCGTAGCCGATATAAACCTTACTTCTCAGCTTTGCAGCATCCATATCACCCCCTGATAACTTGAGTGATACCGTTGCCCAGCGATGGTCCCGGAGCTATGCCGATGAAACCACAGAGCTGACGCCGCCACTGCGTGTAAAGCTTGGTGCGGTCACTAACTTCGTTTTTATTGTGATACCACACCGCAGCTTGGTCTGTATCGAGGTTGTCGCCAGAAGCCGGGATTGCGTCCTCGAGTGTAGCCAGTGTCGTGAGGTATTTAACGACGATTGTTTCCTCTTCGGGACGCAGAGTTTTAAGGCGATGAGCCAAAGTCTGCCATGCACCAGCAGAAACCCAGCCATAAGCTGAGTCGCTGTTGTCATCAGCAACTATATCGCCAAGCATTGAATAACCCATATATCGCCGCGTGTCGGCCAGTTGCTGATCGGTGAGCATTACTTCACCTCGTCTTTCTTCTCTACCCAGCCGCCTGAATGGTAGTTTTGAACTTCATCAGGATGAACGCTGGCTTCGTGGGGAGCTTCATAGATATCCGGGTCACGCACCATCGTCACAAGCTTGACGCTCTCTTTTGCTTTCAGTTCGTCAGCGTTATCAACATTGGCGAGATCGTTGGTTTGTTCATTGGTCTGGTCGTTATTAGCTTCAGACTTGGTAGCCATGATATTTCTCCAGAGTTAAGCCGCCAGCTTCCCAGCGGCGGAGTTGTTAGCCCAGCATGATCGCGGTGTGAGCTGGCTTGATGTTCTGGCAGCCCCATGCGGCCGCGATTTCGTAGCGAACGCGACGGTACTGTTTGTACATCGAAACTTCGAACGCCATACCGGTACGCGGGTCGGTAATCATGATGCGGTCATCGGCCATATCGCCCTCTTCAGGCAAAGCAGGCGCGCGAGTTGCCAATACGATGGCAGAGCGGCTGAATGCGAAGTTCGCGGTGAAGTTGCTGGCAACGGTAATCGTCGCGCCGGTGGCAACAGCAGCACGCAGGCCAGGTGCACCGATGGTGAATGAACCACCAGAGAGCGTTGAGGTAACCACGTATTTGAATGCCCCAATGGTGACGACATCACCAACCAGAATGGTGCCTGTACCGGTCTGCGCCGGGATGACGGTAGCGCCGATCGCCAGCGCGCCATTGGTCACATAGCTCGCGCCAGTACCAGCGGTGTGGGTTGCCACGCCAGCCGACTCACGAATATTGAAGCCATGCAGTTCCAGCAGCGTGCCCTGGGCACGTAACGCGGTAGTACCCGCTTCATTCGCCTTGGTCAGTTGAGCCAGGGTACGAAGTGCGGCGCCAGAAGTCGTGTCGATAACACACTGCAGATCACTCAACGGTGCGCCGTTATCAGACAGGATTTTACGAGCCTGCGCGGTGTCACTCAGGTTAGTAGCGAATGGCGTGGTGCCGGCGGTACCGGATGCGCGTGAAGACAGGTAAGCCAGTTTGCCAAGATCGGTTTCAATCTCGTTAACCAGAGTACGCATTGCCTGCGAAATCTGGTCGCGGCGGATGTTGCTATAACCTGGACCGTTATTGATTCCTTTCTGCTCTTCACCGCTCCAGCGGAACGGCACCATGCGTGATTTGGAGATGGTGAATGGTGTGTTACCAATCACCTGATCGCCGTCGTCTGGCGGAAGCTGGCCAGGGGCGACATCTTCTGCAGCTGAGGCTGGTGAGATTGGGATACGAATAGCCTGGTTAAGCGCAGCACGCTCAGCGGAAGCATCCAGAGTGACGGACGGGATAAAGCCTGCCAGTTCACGAGAAACAACGTCCAGTGATTCGTACAGGTCAGGGATAAGGCCGGTGAGGGTGTTAGCCATCGAATTTGATTCCTATTAATCGGTAATTTGAACGCCTGATTTAGCCTGGGAACTCTGCTCTGTTGGGCTGAGTGCTTCGAACTGGGCGCGGGAAATTGTTTTGCCACCCGTACCGCCATTGCCACCGCCAGAGCCACCGCCTGATGCGCCGGTCCCTTTGAGGATTTGGTCTTTGTATGGGTAATGTTCGACGAGAATCCCCAGCGCTTCATCAAACCCGGCCGCTTCGCCTGGATTGCTTGCACTAAAGATTTTGTTGCCTGATTTGTCGTAGGCGATGACGCTGTCACCCTCGAGCTTGAAGTTATTACCAAAGCGGGCTTCCACCATGTCGGCGGGAATACCCATTTTTTCCGAGATAAACTTCGAGCGGGCGAAGCTTCCACCAACTTTTTCGGCGATCAGTTTGTTGCTGAGGTCATCACGTTCCTGAAGAATCGGAGCGTATTTGTCTTCAA